TTTACAATCTCCTTCGGATATACAGACTGCACGTGCTGAATTCCAAGGTTGGCAAGTGAGATTATTTCTGCCTCGCTCCAGGTAACAGCGCTAGTGTCTCGCAGTTCGACCTGGATTGCGTCTACGAGATCTTGAAACGTTGCCATCAAACTCCTCTTTCCCTAAGTCCATAGTTCGGGTGAGCTGCGGCCCACCTGAAAGCCTCTGCCCACTCCTGGGCCCTGTCCTTGTAGTTGTACTCCCTGAGAACTCGCTCCTTGGCTGCGCCGGCAATCTGCTCGCGCAGGTCCTTGCTTTCAGCTAGGCGCTTTAAGTACATGTACCACTCAGTTCTTGTTGATGCTACAAAGCCATCAACTCCGTTATTGATCATGCTGTATGGTGCCTCTCCGTATTTGAACTTCTGGCCCACAAAGGCTGCTCCAACCATGGAGTACTCAAGCCAATGTAGTTCAGACTTGTTTTGGTCAAAGAGGTCGCCAACCAGCGGTGCAACTCCTATATCTGGGTGGCTTGCTGCCAGGGTTTCGGCGAACTGCCTGATGTTCTCAACGTAGTGGTACGCCTCGTCGAAGAACGGCGCAATGACGTGTTCAGTTCCTGGGTTTACCCCGATGAATACGTTCCACAGCTTTTCTTCTCGTCGAAGATCCTCTATACCCTTGCCGCAATATCCGTTTATCCACTTCTTGCTCGTAGGGTCCCACTCGCCAGCGTAGTCACGCATTCTGACTGTGCTGCCATAGTAGACAGACCTGGCCTTATTTCCGCCCACTTCTGGGCGAGGGGCCGACGTAGTGTAGAGCGACGGATCGATTGCGTTCCTGATAACTCTGATGTTGTCGTTAAACTGATGATAGTAGTTTTTGATCGGGCCAGTACTCACAGTGACCAGATCCGCCCTCTCTACCATACGCTTGATCAGCGGCAGCTCCTCCTGAACGTCTGGGTAGTACCCATTCCACGGACGTACGAAGAAGTGGTTGTCATCTGTTTCGTAGATGATGCCCTTGTTGTGGGCCCTGCTCTCAAACGCAGGCCAGACCATTTCGGTAATGCCGTCCCGGATGATCATCTCATGCTCATGGGACTTGAATTTTACCGGATCCTTAGTTGCGTAGTGGCAGGTAGAGCACTTGGCGGACGTGTTGTAATATCTGCGGAACATGATCACGTCAGCCCAATCGATGTCCCTTGTGTCGATTTTAAGAAGGCCCTTGAGCATCGCCTCATTCTGCGGCATGCCCTGTGCCGACTGGTGGGCCACGAAGTCCACCTTATCGATATGGCGCATCTCGATCCCGAGCTTCTTGAGCTCCTCGTCAAAGATGTGCCCGCGGAAATATGCGCATGGGCCCTGCTCTGCAGTGCCCCATACCAAGACCTTGACAGTATCAGCCATATCGGTTATCCTCCTATGGCTGGGTGTGGGGGGCCCCGACGGTCAACTTGTAAGACAACCGTCGAGGCCCCGCTCAGCTAACTATGCTGTGATTAGACAGCGACTGTAGCCTGAGTCTTAAGAATGCGATAGCGGGCGCCTGCCTCGTCGAGGAGGAGGGATCCGAAGCGCATCTTGTAACCAACGAGCGCCTTCTGTGCCAGCGGGTCGGTGTGATCACCACCTGGGGCAACGAAGTAGCTCTGAAGTGTCTGCGAGTCACCAATGGTGTACGCGTCAGGCGAGAGGAAGAGCGCCGTGTAGACGTTCCCTGAGCTCGCGCCGGCGCCGGTGTAAACCTTGGCGTCCGAAGACGTAATGAAGCGCACGCCTGCGAACTGCCCGATCTCGTTCGTGAGAAGCGGGATGTTGTTCACATACTTGTGGGCTTCGATCCAGCCGTTCACGCTGGTGTCTGACACGAGGTCATACTCCTGTGAAGGGTGGATTATGCAGCGGTAGAAGCCGTCTGCGAAGGCAGGCACGTTGGCCCCCTTGAGACGAGCAACCATCTGCTTGACGAACGAGCCGTTCAGGATGCCCGCAGCAGCCACTGCCGAGTTGGCAGTATTCTGCGTAAGGGTTGCTGAGCCGGTTGCGCCGTAGACCGCTGCCGTAAGAGCGGTCGAGTGAATTGCGTCGCGGACAAGAACGTCCATGGATCGGGTTGCCTGGTAGGCGATGCGCTCTGCTGCGATCCCAATGAGATCGTGCGGAGAATCGACCTGGGCCAGGTCCGTCACTGCGACGGTCGAACCGTATTGATCAGCCGTGAAGAACTCGCTTGAGATCGTCAGCGCCTGGTCCGTAGGTGCGGTGCCTTCCGTAAGCGTCGTTGTAACAACGCCAAGGTCAGCGTAGCGTGCATAGCGAAGGGTGTTGGTGCCCTTCACAAAACGCGCAGGGACATACATCCCTGGCATCGCGTGCACTGCACGTGCACGCAACTCCTCTTCGGCCTTTGCCGCCACCAATTCGGTGACGAGGTCAGAGAAGTTCGTGGTAGCGGTACTGGTTGTAGCCACTTTAACTTACCTCAATCTTTACTCAAAGAATGGATTGCCAAGCGACTTCATCTCGTCTGCAATAGACTTTGAATCGCGCTTGGTATTGACTTTGGGCTCAGATCTCCGCGGGTTGTTAGGGTCAACAATAGATGTCGTCTCCTCCTCGCTAGCAGCACGCGCATCGGCAATGAATTTCTCAAAGGCAGAAGCCTTGGAGTCCTCGTCTAGTCCGGCAGTGTCCTGCAATAGCTGATTGTAGAGAGGATACTCTTTTGCGAGCCTGTCCCTCTTTGCCTGTTCCCGGCTGGAGTTGATCTCATCCTCCAAGGCCTTGATCCTCAGCTGGGCCTTCTCGTATTCTGATAGGCTCTGCTCCTCGATCTGTGCCTTGAACTTTGCGAGCTCGTCCAGTTGGCGCTTCGCGTCATCAAGTTCCTTCTTGGTCGCCGTAAGCGCCTGGTCCTTACCAGCAAGACGCTTCTTCCAAGTGGTAACGTCCTCAGCTCCCTGAGTGGGCTCCTCGGCCGCAGGCAAATTGTCCTGCACGTCAAGGTTGGCCGACTCTGTGGCCGCCGGGGTCACGACTTCGTCCGTCATGCGTTCCTCCTATATATACTGGCTATTTGCCAGATTCATTAAAATCGACAGCGCCGCCGAACCAGTCCAAGAACTCGGTTGCTGCGCCGCCGGCCAGCTCAATATTCCCGAACAAACCTTGGTCCTTGGCCTGATCGGCTATTGCCCTGATTCCATACCCAATGTCCGCGCTTGCCGGTTCCCGGCCAGGCATCGGAGGACGTTGGGATCGCTGAATCTGAGCGTAGTACCGATTGACCCAGCGAGGAGCCGTAACTCCAATGTCGCCAGGGACGCCCGGGAATAGCTGCTTAAACAGGAATAGGATGTCTGACTTCAGGAGTGCCTCAGCAAATGCAGGGTCCTCCTCAGCCTTCATCGCAATAAAATCTTGAATTTCATGAACCCACTCGTACCCTGCAAAAGGTCGTGTCGCATTAGTGAATGGGAACTTTACAAAAAGTGCACGCGAGAACTCTGGGACTACCTTTCCGATCATGTATGAGAGCGGGTAGAACGCCAGGTATGGATGGTTAAGGCTGCGCTCGAACGCGCTTCTCTTAGGATTGTAGAAATGGATTCGGTTAGCTGAGTCGTTGGCATTTCGCAACGAAACACGCATTGCCTCCAGGAGGACCTCCTCTGGCCCATGAACATCCAAAAGGGTATTCATGCCCAATTCTAGAGCACGGATATCTGTTACGTCAAGCTTTGACCCAGAGCGGAGCTTTCCTATGACCATCTCCATGCCTGGGAAGTCAGTGCCGTAGGACCGGTGCCTGGCCAGCGAGGCCGAGATCTTCTCACGGCTAAACCCTCCGAACGCCCCGGGCTTGAGATCCCCGCTCTTGGTCAGTGTAACAATTGCCTCATCCAGGAGGCGGAAGTCATTTGTTGATTCGGCAGCCATCCTTGCGGCGTCGTCGGCAGCCTGTGAGGCAGACTTTAGGATAGAGGCTACGTCGTCGGTCTCGCCGGCATTTATGGCACGCTGAATTAGGCTGGTAATGTTTGTAACTTCGTTGCCAACCGCAGCTGACTCGGCCAAGGACTTTTCTCGGATAGAGAACAGAGCCTTCCTGGCTGCCTCGTTTTCGCCCATTCCGCCAATTGGCATCTCGGCCACCTTAGCCAGCTCGTCACGCAGGGCGTTGGCCTTCTCGACAGATCCTGGGCCGGCGAACGCAAAGTTTCGCGGCCGGGCCCCGTCGATCACCTTGATCGGGTTGACCCACCCTCGCGCCGCGTCCTGTAGAAGGTATGCCATGACCATCTTCGGCTTATTTGTTCCGTATGTTGCAGTCATGGCTACCCACTGCTGCGGGAACTCGAATCGAATCTTATTGGCAACCTCTTCGGCCGCTAGGCTGAAGGTCATCTCAAGTTTCTTGCGGTTCTTAAGAGGATAGGGATTTATCCAGTTGCCAAGTGCATCTGATGCGCCCCTAGAAATGGACTGCTTAAGCGTTGAAATCATAAGCCGACCAGACTCAGTCTGATCAAGTATTTTTGCTGCCTGGGACCCCTGTAGGAAAATTACAGCCTCTGCAATGTCTAGGTCTGCCTTTATTGCAGAATCTCCAGCGCCAAGAAGTAATGCTGCAATCTCAGGCTGGGTCTCCGGGCCAACGGCTCGGGACAGGCCCAATGTGCGGCCAACTCGTGTCTTGGCGAATGGAAGGTACTTAGCCCATCCGTGAACAACCTCGTATTCCCCACCAGTTATTTGTCGCTGTATTCCTCGTAGGTAATTGAAGAATGGAGACTCGATTGCCTCCTGCAAATAAAACAGAGGGTTTAGCTTGAACTTGAGCTGTGGATAGATGAAGTCAGTGATTATTGCCAGGCTTGGACGCATAACCTTAAGTCGCCCAGTGAATGCCTGGGTTACGCCAACGGTGGCCCGGTCTCCGGCGTAGATCTTCATCAGGACCTTTCTCGGGTCCTTAAGCCTCTTGTCGGCCGCCCTCACGACGTCGTCGTACCTGCTTCCAAGGGCATCTTGCATCACTTGACGGAGGGCATTCTCGTCCATGACGAGTGCTCGTGGGCTTACTCGCCTTCGTAGGGCCAGCTCATTAATTGCATTGAACAGTGTCTTTGCCTGAGATATGGATCCTCCACCGGCAAGAACTACGTCTATTGCGTTGTCCATTTGGTTCTGCTGAACCATTCCGGAGGATACCGGACGAAGCCATCTGTTCGCTAGGCGACGCAGGCCTGATGCCTTGAATGCGTCTACGCCCATCTCCATTCCCTCGATGTAGTCGTCGGTGTTGTCGATGAATGGAGCAACCGGCTCGTCGAAGATCTCGACCCCGTCATCAGTGGCCCGGCTGACAGGCCTTCTTAGAATGCCGGCCTCTGGGGCGAACCCAAGCGAGTACCTTCCGGCGGCTAGCGACTGCTCTACTGCCCGGCCTGAGCCTGGTGCCACTGAATCAAGAACCTTGCGAAGCTCCGCCACCTCGTCTGCGGTTGCAAGTGTAACGAAGCTTCCGCTTTCAAGAACGTCCTCTAATATGCTCTTGAGGCTAGACCATTCGCTGCTGCTTGCCTTGCCCAAGTTTACAGAGATGTCTGGGAAGTAAGCAGTGACCACCTGAGCGAGCTCATCTAGGGTTTTGGCCGTAGCAAGGCCTTCGCGCATGTCTTCTGGGAATGCGCTTAGAAGTGCTGCCTTTGTCTTCTGTCCTGACCGGATAGAATCAGCAACGTTCAAGATTGCCGTAATACGGTCTTCAGTTAGAACATTAGCACGAACAAGGTTCATTCTAAGCAGCTTTTTGCCTGCGTCGGTGGCAAGGAGCTCTTTTAGCTTGTTGAAAGCTTCAAGTGTTACTGGCTTGCCAATTATTTCCTCTACGTTTGCCTTGTTGCCGGCAGCCGCAGACCTTAGGAGGCTGCGAACTGTAGCTGCGCTGGTAGCCTGGGCCCCATACGCTGCTAGCTCGGAAAGATGGACAAGCTTGGCCATCTCTTTCTTGTCTCCCTTAGAGCCTTTTCGGAAAATCTCCCTCAGGGCGGCGTCTGCATTGTTTCCGGTGTTTACGACCTCTCCGCCAAGCATTCTAGAAACTGCATTACGCCCGTTTGGCGACATCGCCGCACGAGACTTCTCCACAAATAGATTCTCAAGCGCGTCCTCTGCCATGGTTGCGTATCGCCTGGACCCCTCTGAAAGGAAGGAGGTGGTCTCATCGATGGTGTCGGCCATTCGGATTCCGCCGATCTCCATCAGCCTACTGTAGTTTCCTCCAGCCTGGGCTCCTGCTGACTTTACCTGTGACGAGGTCCACTCGTCTGCAATTTCACGTACAAACTGACGGCGTGCACGGTCGTCCATGCCCTTGACCCTTGCAATAAGGGCAGTTGCCGTATCATTATTGGAGGCCAGGCCGTCTTTAACAAGTCTTTCTGCCGTGGTAGCTTCGTCAATAGCGTTGTCTACGCCAGCCTGAACCCTGTTTAGAACTGCTTGGGCACGAAGTCGGCCAAGGTTTTGCTCTGTCCTTGCAAAAAGACGAGATACACTAAAGACTGTTGACTGTACAAGGCCCCGGCCAATCGAAGATGCGTATGCCGCAGCTTCCTTTGAGAACCCGGCCTCGTCTAGCCCTTCAAGAAGGTTTCTTGGTGTATCCCCAAACGAACGCATCATTCCTACTGATGCCAGTCCGCGGGCAGCATCAACAACAGAGTTCATTGCCCGACCGGCCTTGCCCAAAGTGGCGTCATACAAGCTTCCCGCGATGCGCCAACGGTTAAGGAAATCTATGTCGTCTTTGTCCATGTGCTTAAGAAGCATTTCTTTCCGAAGATCACCTGGCCTCTTTCCGACCATCGAGGCGTACTCTGGAGCAACTGCTCGTCCGGCCTTTGAGGCTGAAAGGACCTCGTCTGCTTTTGCAATCGCCACCTTCTCGATATTTGCAAACTTAGAGGCGTGTCGCGCTGAGAGGATTGGAGCTGCTGGGTTAACGTAGTTCAGCGGATCAGTAATAAGAGAGAATCCAAGGTTGGTCATTGCATCGTCGCTAAAACCTCGGTTATTTTCCGTAAGATATCCAACAACATCAGCGAAAGACTTACCGTTGTTCATCATGTTCTTCGCGTCCGCCGGCGCCTCACCAAAAACACCGGACAGGCGAACCGCGGCAGCGCCGGCCTGTACGGCCTTTCCTGGGAGGCTTACGATGTCCAGACCAACCTTGGCCACATCCTTAACCTGGGCAATCCCCTTGATTCCAACCTCACCGAATGCGCCGAGTCCTCCAGCAACTGCTTTCCCTACGTCACCAATTACAGGAACGTTGGAAAGTGCGTTGGCCACCCCCATACCGCCTGCCACCGCCCCAGAGAATAGCTTGCCTATTCCACCAAAAACGGCGTCAGCAGGTGAGGATGGGTCAAGATCGAACTCAATCTTGTCCGGCTCGGGGGCCTTGTATCGAGGCGTAGAGATTGACTGGTTATTATACCTAGGTCCGCTTCCCCGAGAAGAGCCGATATATCCCATTAGTTAGCGCCCTCTCTGTGTCTGAGTGTCTGAAGAAATACCAAGTGATTGGCGTTCGCCGGCCCTGAAGTCAATAAGCGACTTATTTACCTCTGCGGTCGTGAACGTGCTTTTGGCCTTTGGTGAGACCAGAGAAGGTGCCTTCCCTAGGCTGGTGGGGGTGAACCCTGTGCCAGGAGTGGTCCCCGGCTGAACGTTAAGAGTGCTGTACCTGAAGAAGTAATCCTCAGGGGCCGTAGGCTTGTTAGCCTGTTCTGGATTGTTAAGGGTTTGTAGCTGTCTCCAGTTTGTTCTTGCCTGAACACCCTGTTGCTGAACTTCTTCCATTTGCGAAACAAATGGGTTTTGAGGGAGTGAAGATAGTCGGGGAGTTCCGGCAGGAGGCGTAGCCGCCTGACCCCTATTCCATGTCCACGCCCCACCGTACGGGTTGGTGTCCCCTTCCATCATACGTGTCCTCCATGACGCAGGGGACCTAAGCTGGGCCAACATTGGGTTTGCAGCGTCAAATGCCTGGCCGGCAGCAGCTGCAGCCTGAAGTCGGACTGGATCCATCTCCGCCTGAGTTGGCACAGTGCCACCGTTCGCCTCTGCGCGTTCTCGCATCCTAAAGTCCTGGACACTGCGCTCTCGAATCTCTGTTTGTATCGATGAATTTATAATCCTGTTGCCGATTTCCGACTTCATGATCGCATCGATTCCTGATTGCGTTAGGCCGGTTTCCTGGGCAGCCCTGACAGGGTCTGTTACCGATACTGTGCCGTCAGCATTTAGACTGAACAGTGATCCGTAGTTTGAGGCTATATCCGATGCAATGTCTTCCAGAGCCTGATTTCCGTTAGAGCCGACAACGAGACCGTTCCATGGCTCATTAGGAACATAGGATGAGAACCTGCTGTCAGAGCGCATCGCAGAAGCATCCAAAACTGCGCTCGGAGCATCTATTACAAAGTTGCTTCCATCGAATACCGGAGTGATCCCCTGAGTGCTGCTTAGCCAAAGCTCGTATGCGTCAAAGTCAACCTTGTATCCGTCTGGCGTGATTACCTTGTAATCTATCTGATTGTTCTGATCCAGCTCCATAATTACCTGTGCGTTTATGTTGGATCCGTTTGTCAGCCTGCGAGGCACCTGCTGAACCGCAGAGGACACTCGCATCCCGGTGCCTGGGATCGTCACACTCATAACATATGTGTTTGCACCTGGAACAAGGTTGTCGTCGACCTGAATCAAAGGACTACCGGTGTTTGGATCAATAGTCATGATCAGGTACCCGCCGCTCTGGAGCCTTCCGATATCCCTGTAAGAGTCTATTACCATCGCCACGTTGTCAACCGGGTTTCCGTCAATAAAGAGATCTCCCGCAAATGACTCAGTTAGGTAGGTTGCTTCTTCCTGTGTCAGTTGGGACAGCTCGGTCTTGCCTCCGAAATCTCGTGGATTTGGTACTTTCCCCTCGAGTAGGGCAATTGCGGCTCGGCTTGACACATCGCCAGTTGACGTGGAGCCGAGAGTCCTGGCGTGGGCCTTATAGGCCTCTACGTTGACAAGCGGGCTTCCAAGTCCCCTTGTGCTGGCCAGCTTGGCCCTAAGGCCGCTGTCAGATGCCTTCTCAGTGTCGGTGAGCAGGTCAGCTCCCTTAAGGACGGTGTTGTCAAAATCGTTTAGCACGCCCTCTAGGTAAGTTCGTACTTCTAGGTCTACCCAGTCTGCGTTAGCGTAGGTCTTGATCTCGTCTCGAGTATCAAGGACATAGTCGTAGAACCCCTGTCCGGTAAGCTCTGTTCCGGCAAGTTGAACCCCTGCGGATGCGCCAGCCTGCAGGATCGAAGTTCGAACGCTAACTGGAAGCTTTAGGAATGCGTTAACTGCGTCCAGGCCATCGCGCTCCTGAAGCTGCATCTTTGTCGCAGAGTCAAGTCTGCCGGCATTGAACGCAGCTTCTATTGCGGAGCTAATAGAGTCGGCGACCTTGGCCATTCGCCTGGAGATTACCCGTCCGGCCTTCTCCTGCGCGGCCTTTCGCCCCTCTGCAGCAGCCTGCTTTGAGGTGTCTCGGATGTAGCGCCGGATATCGCGGTAGGCGTCAGATGACTTGGTGATCCCCATTTCATCTGCTTTGTTGAGCTGTCTTCGATAGAAACCAAGAAGAGTTGATGCGCTTGCGCCCTTTGAGATTAAATCGTCCTGGACATCGTTAAACTCTACGATGAATCTTTCGACTGTGTACTTCATCTTAGTCTCTGCGTCTGGGGCTAGACCTTCGGCGTCCCTAAGGAATCGAACGTACTCATTTAGGTTGATCTTTCGACCAAATGCGTATGTCCCGTTCTTGTATGCGTCAGCGTAGGCAGAAAGCTCTTTATTGATTGCGTCTGTTCTAAATTCGATCAGCTCGGCCTGCAGTCGATCACGCTCTGTAGTCCCCGCAGGGAACGCTGCAATTGCCTGTGCGTACCATGCCTCTACTGCAGCCCTGTCAACAGGCTGGCCACCGTAATCGGCGTCGTATGAACGAGACGCCATGTTCGCATCGAACGCAGCAAAAAGAGCGGCTTTTCGTGCCGCGTTCTGCTCCTTGACAAGGTTATAGATTAGGAGAGTGAGGTCCTGGTTCCCAGATGTAGCCCTGCGGAACCGGGCACGTCGCCTATTGCCAATTCGGATAGCCATTACTCTTCACTCCCATTCTCGCCGAGTACCGACTCCTGAGGAAGCTCCGCCCCAGCCTCTGAATTGGCCGGTAGAGATTCCGCCGGTGCATTCGCGGCGTTCTCAAACTCTGACATGCCCTCCTGGGCTGTGGTTGGTGGGTTCAGCGTCCTGAACGCGTTCAATGACTGCTCCTGTGCCTGAAGCTGCTGCTGAGCCGCGGCCTGTTGGCCTTGAAGCTGCTGCATCTGAACTCCCTGTGCCTGGAGCTGCTGGAACGTTTGCAGCAGGTTGGCCATTGTCAGCACGGCTGCAGGATTGACGGTTGCGTCAGTCTGCTCATCGCGGATGATTTCCAGCTCGCCTTCTGGGTCCTCAACGCCCACGCGATCCATTGCGCGTTCTGCGCTCCAGATGCGGTTCTGAACGAGGTTGATTGCAGTCTGAGCCAGCTCAAGCGTATCTCGAGGCGTAAGCTCAGGCGGAATAATGTTGAGACGAACTTGTCCGTCAAGGATTGTGCGGACAGAGGCATCTTTTGCTTGCCACACGGCTGCAGCCATCGACCAGACGTCCTTGATCCACTGGTAGAACAGCTTGCGCTTAGGCGCAATGCGAGACTCGTAGTTGGCGATGAGCGAAGCAATCGCCTTGGACGATCCGAGCACGCTGGTCGGAGCAAGTCCAAGCAGGAGGTCGTTTAGCCCTGTGACTACTGCGATTTCGCGGTCGATTCGCTTGTTGTAGTCTTCGATCTGGAACTGCGGAATGTATGGCTGCAGGGCACGGATCTCGTTCCCTGGTCCAGGGGCAGCCACCTTGTTCGGCTTTGGAAGTGCGCTTGGTGGAACTTCGTCCGGCGCCTCTGGGCCTACGAGCTGCCACATCTGTCCTCCGACCACAGACTGAATCATCTGTGCCTGGTTGGTGATGCGCTCGTCCTTCTCGCGGAGCAACTGCTCAACATCATAGAGCTCAGGCTTCCCGTACGGGCTGCCAGGAACCTTTCCGTTCTGCACAAGTACGTATGGGATTTTTCCCTCATACTCCGGATGTCGGCTGTGCTTTACTAGTGTGTTGCCAACGAAGATTGCATTCCACACCATAGGTGGCTTACCGGCTGATGTTGGCACCTTGTACCAATAATCATACACCTCGACCTGCATCTGCTCGTAGACGGTCTCGCGGCGCAGCGGGTTGCGTTCGAACTGGTTGTTGTATACATTTGCCAGAGGATCGTCGTGCGTCCCGGGTGTTGAGTACCCGTACCACTTCTCCCCCATTTTAACTGGGATGACGTCAATTCCGTAGTCTTCCTTAACTGCCTGCGGCGATAGGCCGTAGCAGTACAGGGCCCAGTCTAGCCTGGAGTAGTCAGAGTTACCAAAGCCTACGTATAGGTTTTCTGGCTGCTCTACGATCTTGATGACGGGAGTCTTTTCGTATGGGTCCCAGTAGATCTTTGCTGCAGTGTATCCGTACAGGCTCTTGGTAAGTGCTGCGACCTCGAGCTTTAGGTCCATCTCCTGGTTTGCCCACCACGAGAAGAACAGGCGCTCGCGGTTAGCGGCCTCTGCTCGGGCCTCCTCGTCATTACTTACGGACACATAGTGGATTACCGGAGTTACTGCCTGGAGCGACGCTGGTATGTTTACATATGCAGGGTGTACGTTAACAGAGACGTGGGCGCGGCCGGCGAGGCGAGCGCTTGGGTCTTCGGCCCAGTGGTCTGCACCGCCGAGCGTGATAGTGTCTGGATGGTACATCCTGTCGAATCGGCGGAATACAGCGCGGAGTCGGTTCTGCTCAGGCTCAAGCTGTTGCTTGCGCATAAGAACCTCACCGTAAAGCTTGAAGTCCTCCTGCTCCTCCGGGACAAGTGCCTGTGTCTCGAAGAACGCACGGAACATCTTGATAGCGGCCGCCTGGTCATCGGTCAGCTTCTCAAGCTGTACTGGGGTGTAGTTCTTGCTGATCTTCTTGACTTTGCCGCCGTACGAAATGTTGACGACAGACGGCGATGTCTCGATTACACCAGTTGAAAGTGGGCCATCGTTTCGTGGGCCCTTTGGCGCTTGTCGGCGAATTTCCTTGGCAATCTGAGCAGCGGTCTGCGTCTTGATGTTCTTGCCAGCTCGAGGCATACCCTCGACAATTACTTCGCCCTTTTGACGACGACGCGCCTTGTCCAGCGCATCGCCAATAGCCTTAATCTGTTCTGGGGTAGCGACATCTGGGTCAGTAGTGTACTGACCAGGTACGCCCTTTCCATCTATGAACGAGCGTGGTACGCCCCTAACCTTTGCCATTACTCAGAAGCTCCAAAGTAGGAGAAGGATGTGTTGGCAGCAGCCTTCTCGGGATTCCTAATTGCATATCGAACAGCTATTGCGAGGGCCATGACGGCATCTTGCACTATTCGCCTGTCTTCAAGCTTATAAGCAAGCATTTGCCTTCTCAGGTCCTCCCATACTCCGCCTCGAGGGAACTTTAGTTGCCCTCTGTCTATTACTGCCTTCAGGTCGTTCAGAAGCTCTAGCTTCTTCGACTTCGTGCCACCGAAGTCGAAATCCCTGAGTGGCTTGATTATCGAGAACTCCTCCTTGAAGAGCTTGCCGCCCATCCCGGTGGAGTCTACGATGGTGGTGCACTGTGCACCTGAGTTGTATAGCAGATGGCCCTCGCGGACCATGTTCACGACTGCTGTGATTGTCTGCTTTCCGCTTCTGCGTCGAGCACGTACTCCGCGCATCGACTTGCGAGCTGTAATATCGAGTGTGATCGCCCATGTTGCGTCGGATGAGATGCCAGGGTCACAACCCTGGACGTAACGGTGAGCCGACTTTGGCGCTTCCTCGAATTCAATCGCGCTATCGAAGCACGCCTCTACGCCTAGCGACGAGAAGAATGCCTTGCGGGACTCGATGAAATAGCCGTCCACGTTTTGGGGAATCAGGTATTCTGCCTGCTGCCGAACGACTGCGTCGAAGTCTTGCTGCCTCAACCCGAAACCTATGTTGTCTCTGGTTGACATCCTGAAGCTGATAAATTGTGGGTCCCTGCTCGGGTTTTCCGGGTTGCCCATCTCCCACAGGTCCGAGTAATCGTTGTACCCCTCCGTTGGGGTCCCGATGAAATGCAGGGGCCCCCCGGTGGAGAGGCGTCGAAGGTTGAGGACCTCTTGGTAAATTGTCACTAGGTGGGGTTCGAAAGCCGCCTCGTCGAACGATATCCCGTTCATGTCCTTGCCCAGGAGAGCCTTCGCCTTGTCCTGGGTCGTTCGGAAGTGGATGCTGGCCCCTCCGACTATTGGACTGAACTTCACCCATAGGTATTCACCCCGGTACTTCTTCTCAAAGTCGGCAACCTTGCCAAGCTCTTTTGCTAGAGGGCATCCCGCACCAGACTGCGCTGGGTGGGCGCCCTGCAAGATCATAGAGATCTCGCGATGAACGAGCTCAGCTGTTTCTTGCTGGATTCCGACGTGATACCATTCATACGGATCGCTAATCCACCTCTGAGCATCTTCGCGATTGCCAGGCGTTGGAGGGCGTATGCCGAGTTTATAGAGCGCATGATGGAGACAAACCACCGCCATTGCGAGCGTCTTCCCGGCACGGTTGCCAGCGGAAACTGCGGTTGTGAGGTACTTTGGCCTGAACCCGTCATCTGCACGCTCTGCACAAGCGCTCCACCATCGTACCTGCCCTGGGTTGCCCTTGATACCGAGCCACCTAGAAGCAAAGAACTCGATGTCACTGCGGCCACGAGCCAGATCGTTAGCGGTTTCTGCATTAACGCTTTTCAATCTTTCTTCTTCTTGTTCTTGAGCCGCTCGCTCATCTTGGCTGCCTTTGCCTTTGCATCGGCCTTGCTGCTTGCGCCCCATGCCTGCAGGCTAAGTAGTAGTCGAGTCGGTCGGCCCTTCTCGTCTCGTTCCGGACCAGGCATGCTGCCCATTCTGGCTAGGAACGAAGCCCTTCGCGGGTTATCCCCACTCTTGACTGGTGCCTTTAGCGTCCCGCCGGTCTGTGCCTTGTAGGATGCTCGACCTCTTGCATTGAGGCCGCCCTTTGGGTTCTGGCCTTCTTTGCGTTGCCACGCTGCTGTCCTAGGCAATTGACTCCTCCGTAATCTGCTCCGGCTCCACCGCCGTAGCTATACCTTCCACTACTGTTGCCCCGCCGAGGATCGCAGCTAGCGTCATCGCCAGGTCGCGATCTGAGCTCTTCTCTGATCGCCTGTCAATTATTTCTTGAGCCCGCAGGCCCTCTGAGAGTGTCGGGACCAGCTCGCCAGAGTCAACTGCAGAGAATGCGTAATCCCTGACCAGCTCTGCTAGGTCCGTGCCTTTTGTGGGTTTCAGCGTCTTGCGGCGCTTCTCCATCACCTTTACTGCTTCGGACTTTGCCTGCTCGAACTCTGTCGTGAGGTGCTCCCTACGATGCTTACCGAGTGTGACTCGGCTGATGTAATGCCCTTCCGTTTCCAGCCATTTGCTGACTTTCGTGTCGGGCATTCCCTCGCGCATCCTTTTGCTAATCAAGTCGACCAGCGGGCTGCGGCACACATGGCAGCCGGTTAGCACCGGCGCCAGGTTTATGTTACTCACGCGCTCCGATGCCGAATGAAGCGTCTTCCGGGTTTAGCCATCGAATGATGACAGGAACTACCGCTGCGATTCCGGATGCCAGGATCGCCTTCCATCCGTCCGCGCCAAGGTCGAACGCACCGCCCCCAAGAGCGATGAACTGCGCCAAGCAAGCAGCCAGAAACGACCGCCCCCAGGACGCAAGCACTGATTTAGATTGCTTACTCATGGTACCCCCTACTTCTTAACTATGATGCAGCGCTTATGCGGAGCATCTCCTTTGCTCGAGGCTATCGCCCTGAGCTCCTTCTCCGTCACCGCAACGGCAAACTTCTCTTTGCCCTTGCCGCTGAACGTCGGGTCTGCAAACTGAAATCCAATTCCTTCAGACCACGCAGCTGCAGCCATGTGTCCGTACGTCGCACCGGCATGGCGCCCCACGTACCTCTTGTGCCACGAGCTGATCGCTTGTGGCGGGTAGTTGACCGCAGCCTGGACATTGATAATAAGCGCGGCGCCCCTCTTCACGCTTTCTACGCAGTCGCTCCAGTCCCTTGCGAATCGCGAGCTGGCGCCAAGTTCCTTGCAGGTTTTGACTAGATCCCATAGGCTCGATCCATTGTCGCTGACTCCCTGTACGTCCTTGTGGCCGGTGGCCTTCTCTTTGGCCTTTATTCCATCCGCAGCGCTGATTTCCTTGCCTGTCACCCACGATACGGCGCAAGCGGCACTTGATGGCCCGCAGTCGTCGAGCACGCCGCCCTTCTCGACGTGGTCGAGCTGGGATCGGATCTTTAGCTTAGCAGCCACAATCTTGCTCAAGCTCTACGTCGTTCACTCCGGGGCCTCCGGCCATTCGATATTGAACGGGTCCGCCTGGTGCGTTATGTCGCGAAGATCTTGACGGTAGTTTGCGTATGCAAGCTGAAGTTCTTCGGAGATTGGCCTGTCGGGTAGCTGTGTTTGGTCTGTAAGCTGAAGAAGACCGTCTCGGATCGACCTAACCTTTGACCACTCAGTATCAACGATTTCTGAAACCTGCTCCTCTGTCAGATCTGCCTTTTTCCAGGATTGCTTCCATACACCGAAATCACACACAGGATCTGACTCCTCATAGACGTCTAGGCCAGATGATGGATTTTCTGTAAGCGTAACGTGAAAAACACCTAGGTCTATCTGTGTGTTTAGCGGAAGGGGGAGGGACGCAGATAGATTTGGATAATCGGATATCAAATCAAAATAGGTATATGGATACTTTTCTATTTTCCCCTCTGAAACCTTTACAAAGATGCTCATGATACCTCTAATATCATTCTAGATATAACTGGGAAATCTGTATTCGAACCACTTGCGGCATAAACATATGGTCTGAATTTTTCGCCAGGATACGCTACCTGGTATGCAAATATTGTGGCTCCGGAATTTGTTGTAAAAGTACCGTCAAAATTATCGAGGGTTCCTCGGTACGTCGTCACATCAGGCCCTGCCGGGTTTCCAGCGGGTGATTGGGTGCTAGACCCATACGGAAAATCAGATAGAGCTATTGCTGGAGTAGATCCGTCTGTTTGTCCGATGACAACAATTAGAAGTCCAAGTTGATTTGGCTGGATGACGTGCTCCATCATCCTTTTCCACTCGTAATATCCTCGAGCATTGTATACGTAGCTAGGAAATCCAAGTTCCGCAACAGAAAAATTTGTTATATTCCTTGTGTCGGAAACGGATGAATGCAAGATAACTTTTAGCGATTTATTCGTGGAGTTGCCATTAATATCCCTAAGCCCAAATGAAAAGATGTTGTTGTTATCTCCGCTTGCGCCTGTAAAATAGCTTTGGGTTGCAATTCCACCGGTAAGATTGTTTTGCCATGCAAATACGCCAACGCCGTCATCACTTCCGCCACTTGGGTCTTGCGCCGACGTTAATATATATCTTCCCTCTGGAACATTTGGACTAATCTCGCCCTGAAAGAACGGATTGCTCGGATAACCTACGCCGCCCGGGTTTGTTGAATTACCAGCATCAAATCCTGCAGTATAGCAGAAAACAATATCTCCTGTCTTCGTTGCAGCTGGAACCGTGAGGGTGGTTCCAGAACTGTACGCAGCACCGAGATAGGTTAGCCTTCCAATAAATGGTACTGCCGGAGCTATCCTAGTAGCCGGATACATATGACCCCTTGAACGTCGTGCCTCCGTTAGATGTGTATATGATTACGGAGCCTCCAGAGTTTGCTGGAGGCGGGTATGTGCCTGGCCAGGAGATCTTGCTGTCCCATGTAATCGGGTTTGAAGTCACGGCATAGTCTATAAGCGCAGAGTACGCGTTTGCAGTTCCATATCCTGTAACAGAGGCTGTCGGTGAGTTTATCAAGGCGACAGATGCTCCAGCGGTTGACCCGAACACTGCGGTGAAGGACACGGCTTCGTCGGCGCTTACCGTCCATGCGCCCGGATCTTCTGTTCCTGCTGTGGCAACTGCCTTTGTAGCAAGCATTACCTGGAATCCTGAGGCAACAGTTGAGTACGATGCATTGACATATCCGGATGGTGCAGCAGTCGCAGTAGTTGACACGTCGTCAAGAAATCCTATTGCAACTACTGTTGTAGCGTTTTGTTGCGTGTCTACGGCAGGTGGGTTTGGGGCAGATGAGCTTGAGTGGTATCCGGCTAGTGCTATAATCCCAGAGCTAGACCTAATTGTTACCGCGTTAGCACACGAGGCTGTAGCAAGGCCAGCAAAAGATGCAGACGTATCGACGCTAACACCGATCTTCTTTGTGAATAGGGCGTACCCAGCAGTTCCTGGGGCTCCGTACGCAAGTCTTGTCCAGCCTGAGCTAGAGCATGTTATGTCGGTTCCTCCGTCGCTACCGACGGCGATCAGGACGTGGTCATCTGTCGTGGTTCCAGCTGGAAGGGTTATTGTCCCAGTTGATGCAGTAGTAAAGCTTGCGGTTCGCGTTGCAACAACAACAGGAGACGACGCAGTTGTGGTGTTTGAAAGAATAAAATGATTTCCAAGTGAGAGATCTATGTTGTACACGCTTGCAGTATCTGCTGTAACTGTAATTGGCACTGAAGCAATCGCCCCGCCAACGAATACGTCGGCGGAGTCACTGATAACAACTCCGCTGTTCTGTATGGAAGCTCCTGTTGCCCCATCCCACCTAACAATCTCATTATCTCTGACGGTTCCAGATGCAGATATTCCAGATGAAATTGTTGCAAACTCCACACCGCCGGTACCATCTGCCCGAAGCAGCTGACCTGATGTTGCTGCCCCTGAGCTAATTTTTGCAGTTCCAACTGCTGATGCTATAATTTTTGAGGAGGTTACTGCATCGTCTGCAAGCTTTGCAGATGTTACTGCGGCATCGAGTATCTTTGTCCCTACGACAGAGTTATCAGCTAGCTTGGTAGAGTCGATGGACGCTGCGTTTATTTTAGACGATACGACTGCATTATCCGCAATCTTTGTTGAATCTACTGCCGAAGCGTCTATTTTTGAAGTAACGATTGCGTTGTCTGCAATTCCAACTGAGCTAAGAGCTTGGGCAACCCATCCCGAAGAGGTACTGCTGTACACAAGCGGTAGGGACGTAGAGACACCAGTGGTGAACACATCATGGAGTTCGTCCAGCTCGTAGCCGTTCTGCACCTTGACGAGGATGGATCCGTTCATTGACTGCACCCGAACTACCACACCAAGGTAGACCGCGTGGCTTGGCTCTGCTGGCGGGGTGACGAAGGCCAGCGATCCAGGGGTGTTTCCTAGCCAGACGGATGCGCCAGCGGTGGTTGCAGAGGTATCGATGTCGGTAAGATATCCAGCCTCAATGACGTACCCGAATGCATCCGTTGCAATCGCCTCGGCGGTAATGCCGAGCGTCTTGGACGACGATGGGTCAGAGGTGGCAGAGGCGAGGGAGATCAGCGCATTGTCGCCAGTCGCGCCAGACACGTACACCGCAGAACCCTTCGGGATCGTGGTGCCAGTCGTGTTCTTGACGAGGAATCGGACGACCTGTGCGTTGATGGCAGCAGTTGCCGCAGTGATCAGCGCCTGGTTGATGCTTACGCTGATTGACGTAGTTCCGGTTGCGGATATAGGGGAAGCGCCAGAGACATCTGTTACATATGTTCCAGCTGGCTGGTACGATCCTGCAGTCTGGTAATTGGCTGTTAGCGATACGCTTACGATACCGCCGGATATCGACGCGGATATAGGGTTTACCCCAATGACAGAGTTGATACCACTCGTTGATGCCGGGATGTAGATAACGCCGCCGCTTCCATCAGCCGCCAGGAGGGCTCCGTTCTGCGCAGTTCCAGACGAGAACGATATTGACCGGCCAGTTGATGTGTTGGCAATTGTGATCGGCGCCGCGGCCTCGAGAGTGTACGCCGAAACAGACGCCGAAAGGGCGTCGAACTCGTTATCCTCAATCCACTCTAGGCTTGGCTCTACCGGCCTAATGTCAGATTCGAATTCTTCGTACAGCTGATCGGGAATGGAGAACACAGTGCCCTCTGGGCCCTTGATGTCGTACCCATTCCAGTGGATATTTATGTTGCGGCCTGGGAACCTAAATGTTGCCACTTACTTCTTGCTCCGGTTCTTTGACTTGGACATTACCCGAAGGTTTCCCTTCCGGTTGTCCTTTGGATTGCCGTTCTTGTGGTCAATGTCTTTACCGCGGATCTTGCTTTCTCCAACAGCGGCCTTGACCTTGCGACGCGCCTTGTTGCGCGACGAGCGGTTTTCGACCTGCTCGGGCTTACCATGGTACGTGTCGTACTCCTTACGGTAGTCCCGCGGTTTATTCATTGATACCTCGTTGTAGCGGGGCGGGCCCAGCAGCGGGCCCGCCCCTAGTTGGAAGGTAGGTCGTGGACCCTACCCTATCGTGTTCCCCGTCGGACGGCTGGTGCTGATACCCGTCGGACTGGAGCCTTCTTCACTGCGGCTCGCGTAGCTGCCGGCCTGGCAGCTGCGGTCGTCGTAGCTCGTGCTCCAGTGGATGTCACTACTGCTCGTGCTCCAGCGGTGCTCCGTGAAACGGTCGTCGAGCGGGCTGTTACGCCTCGCGACGCTGGCGTTGCAGCGCCTCGAGCAGATGAGGCCGAGCTAGCTCGCTCACCAGCGCGGAAGCTGACAAGAGAGCGCTGTTGAGCTGCAGCTGCCTGGCGTCCATTGCCGGATCCGAGGCTTCTACCGGCTCGGGCTCGAGCCATGTTGATTACTTCGCTTCGAGTGTCGCCAGCGCGAACAGATGCAACAGAGAACTTACCGCTCTCATTGGTCTTCACATACCCGCCCTGGGTATATGCACCGCCAGCGCTGCGAGCTCGTTCAGTCTTGGCAATAACTTGAAGTCCCTTGCCCTGGCCAATAGCCTCGGACATGGTGTCGCCAGGTCGAACGAATACTCGTCCACCAGGAACGTTCACCCAGCCTTCCTGAGTGAATGCACCGCCCACATCGCGTGAGGTAGTTGGATCGGTGATTACTCCAGTTGTCGGCGTAGGTGTCGGAGTCGTAGTCGTATTTGTGCTGGTTAGGTCACCAGCGCCAGGACGTCGGCCCTTAAGGTTGCCCTTGCCGCCGCCGCCGCCGATTGTGCCCTTGATAGGGCGGTTCCTACGAACGGAACCAGTAAAGCGTGCCATGTTCTATGCTCCCCTTTTCTAAATCTTTATGCGGCCAATTCGGCCTTGCTTCTTGGGCTTCTTCGAGGGCCCCAACGTCGGGAGTCCCTTCGAGATAGTGGCGCCCTTGCGCTTTCCTATGCCTACGCCCTTGCGCGTGGTTGGCATGGTGGCCTTCAGGCCGAACACGCCGCGCCTATTGTCGAGTAGCAGCTTTCTTGCCAATTAACCATTCCTCCATGTAGGCATCGTCCTTCATATTCAGGATACGCTCCCGAGCATCGGACAGGTACTTGTAGTCAGCCGAAAGTATCTCACCCACCGGGATGGAGAGAAGATTCTCTGGCTTTCCCATGGTAACAAAGGTTAGGCCTCTGTTGCCTTTGACAGTAAAGACGTTAAGGTCGGTTGCGGTGGCCCTAATGATTGCCACTGCCTTCCACACGTCCCCACACCAAGAATAGTCAAATTTTGGCCCGACGATTAGAGCAGCTTCGTTGATGCTCTTAGCCGGAACAGCCTCTGACTCGAATATTGGTGAGCTGTCGTCGATTAGGATGACGCTGTCAGGGGTCATCGTCTTGAGGACATTGTCCACGTCCCTCATGACCTGGGCACATGTGTGTAGTCCGTCGATGAATGCGACGCCGTCGATGACATCGTGGTGACTAGCAAAGTACTCGTCACTGGTCATCTGGTAGTATTTTTCGTTGGGCTTGGCTCGATTCACGTAATCAAACCTGAAATCAGGGTCAATACCGATCTTTCGCTCTGCTTCGACCGGGCGGAAGGACTTTCCCTCGTTTACGCCAATCTCTAGGTAGTCTGGCTTGCCCAGCGCCTGCACCACCTTTTGGATTATCTCCCTATACTCCATCAGGCCGCCTGAGCGTCGAAATTTTTATAAATTTTGGCGTCCCTCCGGCTTACCGGTACCGGGCAGTCTTCTTAACCTTAGGCTTAGCCTTCTTCATAGGCTTACCGGTCTTCTTGGCGTACTCTGCAGCAGCCTTCATCCCGGCCTTGGTGTATGGGAACTTCTTCCCTTCGATCATCGGCATTATTGACCTGTCTTTCTAGATCGGATAGCATTTAGTCGAAGCTCTCGAAGGGTTGGCTCAAAACCGCCTGTTGCGTTTTCCCTAGCGTCCATTCCCCTACTGAACGGTGTAGGGTTAGTTCTTGATGCTCTCTCTCGCATAAACTGTCCCTCAAGCTTGGCCTCAGTTGCAAGTCGCCTAGAGACGTTCGAGAATGGGGAGTTCTGTCCAGCACGGCTTACCACTCCGCGTGATATGGCTGTCGACCTTGCTGCGATCTGCCCCTGCTGATACGCCTTTAGGCGCATGGCCGCAGATGCCGTCGTAGCTACGTCCTGGCCAGTGAACTTTGGTAGCATTCGCCCAGCAAGGGACTTCAGGCCCCCGCTAACTCCAAGCTCCTGGATCTTGCCGTACGACCCATCGGCCACGGCCTTAGCCACGGCCTTGGCAAATGGCTTTGCTGCCTGCCTCTGCTGGGTTATCTTCCTGGAGTTGGCCTTGGCGGCCTGCGTCCGGCGGCTTGCTGAGTTTGCTGCGGATCGGGGCTTGCCTGAACCGTAGCCCTTGTCGACTCCCATTGTTACTTTCCCCCGAAATCTGGTGTCGGTAGTAGCCCTCCGACCGGGCCGGACAGTGCGTCCGCAGCTCTCTCTACTTCAATATCCCAGAACTTAGAGAGAAGTTCGTGGGCCTGGCCGCCGAGTATTGGCTCCAGGTGGTTGATAATACGCTCGACACCGGCATAATGCAGGTGGAGCAGCTCGTGGGCCACGATCTTGGCCTGATCCTCCGGCTTTTCCTTCCAGAAGTCCTCTGAGAGGCGTAGCTTGGCGTGCCAGAGGTAGTCATGGGGCTCGATGTCGGCATAAGCGTCATCGGCAGATGGGTAGTCCTGGACCTTTATCTCCCACTGGGAGAGATTTAGCGCTTCCTTAGCCTCATCGACGTATGCCTGGGCCCGCTGCAACCGTGTGCGATGGGCCATTACTTTGCCTTGAGCTTAGATCTGTCTCGGGGAAATACCTTAATCGCCTCTCCGCGGTTTATGATTCCACCCTCTGTGTTCTGAATAAGCCTAACTGATGGGTCTTTTGCATTTGACCCGCCTAGCCCCCTGGACTGTGCTGGGGTCAAGTTAAATTCCTTGCTGCCAAGCCTGCCCATGTTTGCAGCTACTCCACGTCGCCACACCTCGTACGTCCTATTCCCAACAGCATCCCTAATTGCATCGCTAACTGGTCCAATTGCCGATGATGACGGCCTTGAGCTCATCTTATCGCTTAGGGCCCCTATGGACTTTTTGGAAAATCCTGCTCCGAGGTCCCTGTGGAATGCCTTCCCAACTTGCGAAGATGCCTTGTTAAATGCGCTTACGAACCCCTTGGACGCCAGGACGCCACCGCCTATGAAGCCGGTGACAGGGTTCTGGGCCGCTATCTTCTTAAGGGCGCGATTGGTCTTGGTTGGTCCCTTGGTGAAGCTCCCGGAGGCTACCCGCTGCCGGGCGCGGGAGTTGGCGGCCGAACGAGGCTTGCCAGATCCGTATCCTTTGTCGACACCCATTTGTTACATCTCCCAGGGCAGACTGCCCCCTAAAGGTATATATACCTTCTTTGTTTAAGATTCCGGTATACCTGTAATAGTCCTCTATATATAAGACAGGTTTTTGGCACTTTTTGCAGAAAATTGCACAGATTAAGGATTGTTAAAAAAAATTGAGCACGGCTGGTCATAAGGGAGGGGGGCTTAGCCTTATCAAAGGGGGGTCTCAGTGCGGAGGTTGGGTGTACCCGAGCTGGCGGAAATCTCATCAAATCGGTGCACGGGAGCCCCCTTCTTGGAATTCGCGCACTCCAGCGCAGTTCGCTTCGCTCAGGCTGCACAATCCCACTGGGGATTGTACAGCCCCCCTGCTTCGCATGGGCTGCGCTTATCAGAGTTGCGTTGGCGCTGGTGTCGCGGTGAACGATCGTGTATCACCCTCCACTCGTGCTCAACGGTTGCTAACGCAACCTTAGCACTCGCTCGGGCTCAACACGACTCCACAGTTATCAGGCTGCTCAGCCCTCCACTGCGGAAGTCCGTTCGCCCCCACCTTCCGACCCGATGCTGCGCTACGCGCAACACTGCGGCGTGGCTCGCTCGGCTCAACATGCGACTCGGCAGTACGAGCATGCTCACCAATGTGCCGCCGAGTTCTAGCCCACGCCTTGTGCGCCCACAGTTGGCTCGTCATCTTGTGCGAACCAATGTACCGACGCCCAGACCTCAGCCATGAGACCTTCAACTGCTCAGCGTCAGGCACAACGGTCGCCACAACGGAACTACCGTGCGCTCTATCACGCCAGTGCCTGCGATGCGCTCGGCGATACTCGCCCCTTGGCTCAACGGTCGCCCCGAATGTGCGGTGCTAATGGCACCCTTGCGTACCGACTTGCCTGAAAGACCCCCTTGAAACAGTACCTTGTTCTACTTGACCTCCTTCTGGATCTTGTGCTACTCGCGCCACAGGCGCTTGGCTATCGGTACTCGACCATACCGCCGTTCGCTACGCTCACTAGACCTGCCAAGCCCCTGCGCTGTCGTCGCTTCGCTCCTCGGCTCGGGGTGCGCAAGCGCTCCGCGCTTGTCGCAGCAGGTCTGCGGTATGGTGCGATGTCCTCAGCCAAGCCACAGTGGCGCGGCACAAGACCCAAGGAGGTCAACGGTGAACAAGGTACAGGTCAAGGGGGTAGTTCAGGACAAGTCGAACAAGGGTGCTCCAACGCACCGCTACTTCGAGGCGTCCGAGACCAAGGGGGCGATGTTCGCCTTCACGCTCGCAGTGCCTGACGGAAAGACGCGCACGGATTATGTCCGTTGCGTCGCCCGAGGTCCAGTCGCTGATGCGTTGCAGGCTCTCATTGGTTCTGAGGTCCAGGTCATCGGTGAACTTGGTTCTGCCAAGAATGCCAAGACCAATCAGTGGTCGCTACAAGTTGTGGTCGGCGAAATCGTCGGGCAACTTGGTGATGCTGCTCGCTCAGCCGAGAATCGCGTTGAGACCGAGACGAAGCCACTGCCGCAGCGCTGACATTCGTCAGCGTCAGGTCTGGAAGGCTGGGGTCGCCCAGCCTTCCAGCGTGTTCGGCATCGCAGCCCATCAGCGCACCAGCGCTAGTGGTTGCCGCCAATGCGCATTACTATCATATGGCAAGAGGAGGAAATCATGACAACACAGAACGAGTACGAATGGCACGATTGGGATTATCCCAGTGATGTGATTCGTGTGTGCTCAGTATGCGACATCAAGCAAGAGAGAGATGCTTTCCTAAGTGGATGGTATGAAGACCAAAAAGTATGTAGACCAAAACCAAGAGAAAAAATGTGGACAGTATGGACACCTGCTTGCGGTATTTGCGAACAGCGTGCAGTAGTACTAATGACGGAAGAGCAGTACACCAGATATAACTCTGGCACATTAATGCAGGATGCGTTGCCAGAACTTAGCGCTGATGTACGAGAGATGCTAATCACAGGTACTTGCCCGGAATGCTGGACTAAGGTATTTAGTGGAGAGGAGGAATCATGAGTAGGTTCGATAAGCGCGACAGCTGGAAGTTCGTAGAGGACCAGCCAGATGGCAAACAAGGCTACTATCACAAGGCTCTGGATCCAGCAATGGAGTCAGAGCTGCGGATCAGTGAGCGACGCAGGCCAGTATGCCTGGACTGCGGTCGGTACATCAGCGGAGAGACGCAAGTATGCCGCCGCTGCGAACAGGAGAATATGGGAGGAGGATTCTAATGGATAAGGAAGTAGTCGTAGTATACACAATCGCAATCGTAGCAGGTGTAGCACGAGCAGTGGCACTAAGTAGTATCATTGACGGTATCATTACAGGCATGGCAGTGCTAGGTCTAATCGTGCTCACCTATCACATCGCAGATACAATCAATGAAGAGCTGCGAGCACACTACACCAAGGAGGGTTGATGCGACGCAGCAACAAAGCATACAAGTGCGTATACAAAACATGTAATGCGCTAGGGTATGTAATAGTGAAGACACATCAGTTCGATGTGAGAAAGGGGCTACACATGTGTAAGAAGCACGCAGCAGAGAATGGCCAGCCAATCCTATGGTAGAAATCAGGTCAGCATGCCGTAGGTGCCAAGATGACTTCAAGTCAAGCAAAATGGTTCACTGGCATGGAATGTTCGGAGCAGTAAAAGGCAGTTACTGCCAAATGTGCTGGGAGATCACAATGTCAATGTGGGTAATGACCCAAAACGACAGAGAAGGAACCCTAGCACTAGTAGATGACATCATCGCATCAGTAAGAAAGGAGTTGCAGTATGTATCGAACACCGAAGCCG